ATCGTCGCCATCTTGCCATACTTCATCACGTTGTCGTCCGGTGCCCGCCGCTGGATCAATTGCAGCAATCCGTAATTCGGGTCGTTGTAGGTCCGTCCCATGCGCGGGTCCGGGCCAACCGGCTTCATCGTGTACGGGTCCACCCGGCTGTTGCTGTTGACCTGTCCCCACATGGTATTGGCCGGAGTATCGCCTCCCGGCCCCATGCGCGGCAGCTTCGACCAATCGACGTAAGGCTGCGAGGTATCCAGCCCGCCCGCCTGCTGACCCTGATAGCCGCTCTCGTACTGACCGGTCGGAGCGGTACTCATCTGCGGAGCGCGAATGGCCCCGCTCGCCAGCAACTCCTTCGAGTTGGCGTTGTTGGTCAGCAGGTAATTCATCATCTCCTGCGTCTTGTCGCCGAACACCCCACTTGAGGCGGAAGCGTATTGCTGGAGCCAGTCGTAATTTGCCATTACAGACCTTGTTCAAAAGTGACTTCTAGGGCTTCCAGCCGCATCGCATTGCTGTCCCTCTGGGTGATCTTCCACGCTCGACGCCGGCTAGATCCATTGCGATATAGCACCGGCCGAGACGTGCTCATGTCCACCGTGCGCCCAAGATTGAAACTCTGATAGTCGTCGTCGGTCGTCTGAACCAGAGGCTCTCCCGCATTGCGGTCGCCAATGAGTTCGGTCTGTCCCCAGAACTTCGTGCGATTGTTCTCGGCATCCACTTTGGCGGTCTGCAACGTCACCACAAACGGCACGCCGTTATCGTCGTTGTAGCTGCCGTCAAACTTGTAAATGCTCCCGTTGAACGGACTGAGCAACAATGTTCCTATCGGAGTCACGGTGCGTGCCGCAGATGCCGCGTAGTCGAATGGCCCAATACCGGAAAATGTCGTCCACTCAAACCACTGCTTTACCGTCAGATCGTAAACGAACGACGATTTATCGCTAGAACCATTGGCATCGGAAAGGATGTAGAACAAATGACCATTGCTATACGCTGCAATTCCTCTCCAGCGTGCATTGTTGGCCACATTATTTATGAGTTTATCAATGGCGGGCGTTGAGATAACCTGTGGCATCAGGCCGTTGAGAATCATTACCTGCCAATTGCGTTCGGCGGTTTGTCCCAGCCACACTATCGTTGGGCCAACATTGGCAATCGTTTCCGCAGACGCACAACCAATTTTCATATTGGCATTGAGATAGGGGCGCAGCGGGGAGCCATCGGCAATGCCTGCGTCGTAGAAGAACTGCATGGTGTAGGTGCCGAAGGCCAGCACATAATTCAGATACTTCACCAGCGCCACGCCGGGATCGCTCTCGTAGTCCGCGCCGACGACGTTGAGCAGCGGCCAGTGATAGGGGTCATTCAGCTCGCAACTGTGAATGAGTCCGGTGGTATCCATGACGTAGGCGATGCCGCCCAATACCACGATGCCGGGTACGGTCTCGAACGGATAGCGGTTATCGCTGACCGGGATGACGTTGGCAGCGTCGATCACCCACAAATTGCGCTGGTTCTTGAGCAGCAGTTGGCCGTTGTTGTTGAAGGCGTTGAACTGCATCGGCTGGTCAGCAACGGCAGTGGTAAGGCCGGTTCCGAGCGCCAGCGTTTCATTAAGGGTGGCGTAGTAGACGACACTAGAAAAAGATACTGTTGCGCTGCTTCCACCGACCCAATACATCGTCAGGTAGTTGTAGGAACTCACGCCGGGGGGAACAGGGGCAACGAACACCTTTCCAGAATACGATGGCGCCCAAGGTCCGCTGGCTGTCACTAACGGCCAATCAATACCATCAATACTTGAGTAGACGTGATTTACATACACGTCTGGCCCACCCATTACGCCGTTAATCATCCACATTTTGTTGTTATAAACGACAGCGCCGGCTTGGCGACGACCGACCGCCCCCAACCCTGCGCTCGCCCACGCTGATGCCTGCGTCAACGTCCATGTCTTGCCAACATCGCTTGACGACCAAACATCGTTCTTCCCGTTCGTCCCGTCATAGCCCCCTGCGACCCACAACTTATTCTTGAAGTAATAGTTCTGCATCAGCGTGCGGGCGCTCCATGCCGCGGTTCCATCCGACTTCACGGCAGCAGGCGTAACTTCGGTCCAGGTAATTCCATCGACCGTGAACCAAACATCGTTTTTGTAACCGGCAGCACTCTCGCCACCCAACAGATAGATGCCATTGTCGGCGCTGATGACGCCCGAGCCACTACGCGCAGTCCACGCTGCCGCACTGGTTGACTGCGTCCAATTCTTGCCATTTTTGGAAGCCCAAACGTCGTGCAGGTAAGTTCCCGCAGGGCCGGTGCGCCCGCCAAAGACGTACATGGCATCATTGATGACGCCTACCATCATGTTCGATCTACCCGCCCACGGGGCTGACGCCGTTGCCTGTAACCACGTTCCATCCGTATCGCGTTGCCATACATCGGAGAGTACCGTCAGTCCATTTCCTCCACCCAGCAAATAGATTGATCCGTTAAGATCAACGATGCCGAACAGTTCCCTGCCCAGCCACGGTGCATTGGCCATCGCCTGCCACGCAGATCCGTTCGCTCCCGAGGCTGCCGCTCCAGACTGATTAAGCCTATCGCCAATTACCGAATACACGGCGCCATTGAATATCGTGAGCGCCTGCCCCTCTCCCGCAGTATAGGTTGGCTCATAGACCGACAATCCGGGACGCTTCAGGGTAAAGATGCGCTCGCCCAGCACCTCGTCCATCACGTTGACGCGGTGCTGATCCTTGGCGGTATCCGCCGAACGCGGATTGAACGGCCACGACAGCGGTAGGCGAACGGTAGGCATTAGCGGCGATAACTCATCTGATCAGGCTGGAACGTGACCGCAGCGTTCTCCACGCTCCAGTCCTGTAGCTGATTCTGCATTTCCTTGCCCATCGCAATGACCTTTTCCGCCCACGCTGGATCAACCTGCGGATAGTCGAACGATAGATCGCCACCGAGCATGAACTTCAGACACCGAAACCACTCTTGCGGCAGGTCAAACTCGTCGCCACTGGCGCTGACATCGTAGATCGGACGCTGGAAGTTGGCATAGATGGTGCGCGTTATCTGCGAAGGCGCGGTATAAATGAACACCGTACCATAGCCCGTCGAGGGCGAGGTCAGTCCGCTCGCCAAGTCGATGCCGGGATGGTAGTAAATGGAATTTGGAATAGCCTGAATCGACTTGTTGCCATAGCGCAGATATTCCAGGCGGCTGATAAGACGCAGCGGCGTGTCGAAGTACGGCGTACACGTTGTATCCCGGATGTAGGAACCCTCGAACAGCCGCAGCGGGCGCGTCGTTGTCACGTCGGCGCCCACCGGCCCGATGGTGTAGACGAATTGCCCGACCACCATGGGAATTGCCAATAACTGATAAGTCCACAACTGCAACCCGTTGCTCTGCATGTTCTTGAGCAGCATGTTCAGCGTGATGTTGGCATTCTTGATCTGGGTGGCATTGGGAACGTCGGTTTCCTTAAGCACCCGGATGACGCGCAGCGAGGCCGCAATCAACTCGTTGCGAGTGACGGTGAAGGAGGCGGTTCCGGTACTGGCCATGGATTACCTCGGCTTCTCTTTTTGTTGCACCATTTCCTGCTGTTGCCGTTGCTCGGCAAAATTGACATCAGCAAGACTATGTTGCCACGCCATCAATTGCTGCTGATACATTTCCGCCATCTTGAACAGTCGCATACAACGGTCCTCCGGCACCTCATATTCATCACAGAGAATCGCGGCAAGACCCATTCTGATAGGCAGCAACCACTCCTGCGGCATATCAAATTCGTCACCGGCAGAAATCAAGTCATAGACCGGACGTTGAAAGTTGGCGTAAATGGTAAAGGTGTTGTCAACAGACGGGAAATACAGATACAGGGTGCCGTAACCCAATGCTGGCGATGACTGGAATTTCCCTCCTGCCGGAGTGATGTAGATCGACGGTTCCCAATAAATCGCATTGGTGATTCCGGTAACGGATTTTGTTGTTACCTGCAAATATGCCTGCCGCGGGAGTATTTCCAGCGTCGTGTCGATCGCAACCCCATCTACTGTCTTGCGAATGAATGAACCATCGAACAGGCGAATCGGTCGCGGGAGGGTTATATTAGCGGCGGAAGGACCAATGGTGTACGAATTCTGACCGGATACGCAGGGAATGGCAATTTGTTGATACAGCGATAGGATAAAACCCTGTACCTGCCAGTTCTTGAGCAAGGCATTCAGACCTTCTGCCCCACTGTTTATCTGGTTGGCTGTCGGTGCCATACCATCCTGCAACACGCGCAGCGTGCGTAACGATGCGGCAATCATCGCATCGCGGGTGATGGTAAAACTGGCAAGACCGCTTGTAGACACGTTTTTCCTATACAGTCGTATTATCGATAATCAAACCCTTGCTTTCCAATGCCGTCAACAGACCGGCCAAAGCAGCATTTCCTCCACGCGATCCAGTTACTTTAATTGGACTGTCGCTTTTTACCAGGTTCTGCAAAAACGCTTGCTGGCGCAAGAAAAAATCACGCCATACACTGTCTCCGGGGGCTACAAATTCCGTTGCCGGATCAGGTGGTAATTGCGTAAAATCTGCCATCTTAGATCACCCAGGAAATCACTACATAGCCACCACTTCCCGCACCACCCAAATGAGTAGTAAACCACTGACCTCCTGAACCTCCTCCACCCACTCCGGTTGATGTTATCGGAGCATTATTTCCGTTGTGACAACCGATGCCGCCAGCAGCTCCCGCACCAAAAATCGTACTTGCACCACTCCCTCCACCAGCTTCATTACTCCCGCCATCATTGCCGGCTATCCCGCCAGCAATTGCCAAGTGTCCACCTGACGGACCGCCAGATTTTCCAGTTTGCGTGCTACCAGAATTACCTCCACCACCCTCGCTACCGGAAAAATAGGTTGGCGCTTTCCGTATTCCAAGAAATCCATTCCTCGGTTGGCTATTTCCTTGCTGTATGTATAGAAACGATGGGTTATTTGACACCTGTCCTCCACCATCACCTCCGCCACCGCCACTTCCAATTTCCTGTGTCTGCTGTGGCGCTCTAGCGCCAAGAGCAACAAATGGCCCGACAACAGTATTTCCTCCAGCACCGCCCGCCCCGAAAGGAGTAGCACCAGAGCCAATGCCACCGATACCGCCGGCTCCTATCGTAATTGCCAACGTTCCACCACTCGTTACATGCAACATGATGTTCTGTGCCAACTCACCAGCACCTCCACCAGATTGACTTACCGACTCATTGTAGAAGCTCGCCGTTCCTCCTGCCCCACCACCAATCATTTGCGCTATGCGAACCATACTTACCCCAATCGGAACATTGAATGTTCCCGATGAGGTAAAAACTTGTGTTTGCGAAGTCGCCACTATCCTATCCACGAAACAAGAACATAACCACTCGCCCCATTGCCGCCAATTTGGCCTGTTCCATTATTTCCGCCACCGCCGCCACCACCCGCACCATAGTTTCCAGTAGTGGCATTTTGCCCGGCACCATTTGCCGCACCGCCCGCACCACCCGCACCGTAAATTGTTGCCGCACCACCACCACCGCCGCCACCATTCGTACTTCCTATTCCACCCGCTCCACCTGTAATCGTTCCACCTGATCCCGCTCCAGCAGAACCATTCTTACCACTACCCGCTGTAGTGTTGGCACCACCTCCACCACCACCACCAAAATAAGTAGGCGCTTCTGCTCCACCGATTGCGCCGACGCCTGGAGTTATGCTCGATGTCCCACCAAGACCGCCATTAACACCGCCACCCAACGCTCCCTGTTGCAGCGTAGCGCCATAACCGCCCAAGGCAACATAGCTTCCAAAAGACGTTGCTCCACCATCTGCGCCATTCGTATTAATAGCGCCACCTGCACCGCCGCCGCCAATGGTTATCGTAACCGGCCCGCTAACGGAGACGTGTAGATTTTGTGCAATTTCTGCACTACTACCACCACCCTGTCCACTAGCAGCGCCATTGGCACTCCCTTTCCCACCACCACCTCCACCAACAAGGGTAAGCCATACTCCGGTTACTCCAGTTGGCGGATTGAATGTGTTATTGGTGATAAATTCTTCCGACTTCGTTGATCCTCCTGTGGCACTAATAGTAACGGTACTGTTTGCGCCACCATCAATGAGCGTAATGTTTGTTCCTGCCGTCAATACCCGCTCATTGGTCAGGGTGCCGTTCAGAGACATCGTGACGTAGGTAGCATCTATCGGAGCGCCACTACCCGTACCATTTATGGTTAAAGTCCCATTCGCTCCAGTATCAACAAACGAAATGTTCGTTCCCGCAGTAAGCACCCGCTCGGAGGTAAGCCCTGTATCCCCCGAAAGCGTGAGGTACTGCGCCTGCACAAAACTTCCACCTCCCGCATCTTTCAGGTCGTACAGGGCTTGCGCGCAGGGGCGGATTTCCGCATACGAACCAACAGACCAAACCTGCGCATCGGTGGTAATGCCGCGCACCACCGTTAGCGAATAGCCGGTGGCATTGGCAACGTAGGCGGTGACCTTGACGATCTCGCGCTGTGCGGGCGGGTTCAGGTCGATGTTGTAACTCGGTGCATCGACGATGGTGAGATAGAAATAACTGTCCACTCCTGACATTACTGGAAGGGAATCCGTAACCGGACCGATCAACAACGTGGTCTGAAAGTTGTTGGCCGCAGCTACCAGCGTCGAAG